TAAACGTTGTCACAAACGTTCCTTTTCAATAAAATTATGGTCATCTTTTAGGGTGGCCATTCTTGCATTATGGCCGATTTTCCGAATTATTTTTAGCTAAAACTGAAAATCGTTCACTAATATGCCTATATTTATCGCTATCCATATTGGATAAAACGCCGAAGTGTGTTAAAATATTTTCATTAGAGCCTGTAAAGCTCATGGTTAAGCCATTCTTCAAATCATGGTCACTATTATGGTCACTATTGATTCAGAAGACACCTATTGATGTACTTATAGACACTATCCTCATCTATAAGCCACCTTTTACCACATTTGAAACCCGACAAGCATTTAGACCTCACTAGCAGGTAAATCTTGTCGGGTTTGTTTTGTCTTAGAATCTTAGCTGCTTCTTGGGCAGTTATAAGCTTTACTTTATCATCCATTTGTGTTGTACCATAGCACCCTTAGCTTTACCATCTGTATCTACAAGTACAGTAAGCTCTAGTGCTTTATCAGCCTGATAGTTCCTTTGGATAGAGATAGGAACATATGCACGTTCATTCATATAAGACACACCTGCACCTACCTCCCAAGAGGGGCGCAGTTTAGACAACACAGGAGTGAGGTCTATAGTCTGTTCTACAGTAGCCTTTACTCCCGGTGGTGCATCATTAGCAGAGCCACTAGTGCTATCAGGTTGATTAATAGTACCAGCAGTTCTTTTAACAATCGGCACACTCACTTTCTCGCCATTAATAACAGCGACATACTTATTAGACAACACCAAGTCCTCTTCTTTGGGGTTGTCTTTGGTCTCAGCATGGATTCTTGTGGTAGACAAAAGTCCACCCTTAGAATCTGAGCTGGGCATAGGGGGTTCTGAAGCTTTGTTGTCTCCTCTTAGATATAAGTAGCAGCAACCAGCTCCAATAGCAAAGCTCAGTAAAAGAGCAATTATATTCTTAGTTCTCGTGGTAAACATAGCGTTACATACCTATAATGGTTTGCAGCAGACTGTTTGCAATCTGCAAGAAGCCAAGTAGGGGTCTATATTCGGGATTGAACGATGAGGATAGCGTATCCACGAACCACAAGAAGACAAACAGAGGGATGGATACTAAAAGACCATAGAGGAAGAAGGTCTTTAGTTTCATTAAGGTTTCTTTCATGCTATATAGTCTCCTATCAGTAGGGTATTTAAAGTAATAATAAAAAATACCCTAAGGAATCCTTAGGAGGTATAGGAAACCTTAGGGTATCTATAAGTATCTATTAATTAGGTTTATTAGTAATAATAACAACTACCCTTAGGTATCTATAGTCTCTATAGTACCAAGGGTATCTAAGGGTTACATATGGAATCATATAAGGTCATATGGTATCTATAGTAACTATAAGGTATCTATAGTTATCTATAGGTATAATATAATGTCCCTTTCCTACTCTTATCGAGTATGTGACCCATTAGTTTCACAGGTTTATATGACCCATTAGCTATAAAAGTTATCAACCACAGTAGCACCCCAAAATTGTGGTTGTCTTTTTCTATAGCGTTCCGGAACAAGCTCAGGATTATATTCTTTGTGTAAGATACCAAAGTCAGAATCCCACCATTTCATAAGCTGTTCTTCTTCAAGTTCATCAATGCCCTGTTGAGCATCCCTGTCTAAACTTTCTAACCAAAAGGCAACACCCATGGTTACAGCATCAAGTCTATCATCATGGGCAAGCGCACCTTTATCTCTAGTGAGCCTTGTGAGCTGATAGATTAAAGAATACTTTTGGTCATTCTCATATACCTTATAATCATCATAGATAACAGAGGTGTTGACAATGAGCTTATGACGCATCATAACAGGTTCAAGAGTATCAATGATACGAGCTTCTTTCTGCTTGTTGTTCTTGACTTCTGTGTAGGTGCAAGGGTGAACCTTATTCAGTACAGGTTTAAAGAGCTGCCCCCACATACCATCACCGAAGTTGGCTTCCGAGACAACATCATTCACACCCCAAAATTTACACTTATTAGCTAAGATGTTGAGGGTATCATCACCATAACCATCACGATAGCCACCAACTTCCATGAGGAACAGGTAACCATTGAGAATCTTGATAACAGCATAGGCAAGTTCATCCGCACCACGTCCGGAGGGGTCAATAGCCATTACAGTACCTGTATATTTAGCAGTTTCTTTAGACCTGTCAAAGGGAGCATAGAAGAAGTCACCTTTAAGGGCAGTACAGGGTACATCCTTTAGGCGTTGTTCATATCCACTTGCCCATGCCCATTTCATAGATGCTTCATCCATATCTAGGTCAGCCACAATAAAGTCTGCCACTTTGAGCGGATACTTTTCAGCATCAGAGAGGTTTGTGTCAAGCAGGAACTGCAAAGCGAAACCAGCTTTACCATAGGACAGTCTACGTTTGAAAATCTCTTCATCATTGAAGCGCAGAGGGTCAGTAGGTTTACCTGCCAATGTGGGGTCTTTATCAAGAGCATCAGCAATAAAGGTGTGCAATCTGCTACCATAATTATCACGAGCCTTTTTATCCTCAGGGTAAATAACAGGGATAATGGTACAGGAGTAGCCACGATTTTGCAATTCATTATAAAGAGACATCTCACATTGAGGTGTACCTAAATAGACAATCTGACCATTAGGTTTAAGTATGGAATCAAATTCCTTAACTGCTTCACTCAACTTATCTCTCTGTACCTGCGTTGCAGAGTTTGAGGGAATCTCAATATCATCTGCAATCAGCAGGTCAGCACGAGAGCCTGTAATCTGACCATAGATACCTACAGACTTTACAGAAGGTGAGATGTCAGGCACAGCAGGGGCAACATCAAACAGGTTCATGGTGTCTCTGTTACCTTTGGTTGTATCAGGTCTTAAATGCTCTAAAAAGGGCAGAACATTAAGGATACGCTTAATGAAGACAGCGTTGGCATCTGCACGTTCCTTTGAAGCAGACACAATCTCTACTTTAATCTGAGGGTTATTCCATAAGCTCCAGCCAGCAAAGGCACAAGTAATAAAGCTCTTTGCAGCACCACGGAACGCTTCAAGAATAATGCGGTCACTAGGGGGATACTGCAAGTAATGTGCCATTGCATATTGAATAGGGGTGGGTGGAGGAAGACCAATCATTTTCCACAAAATAAAAAGGAAGACCCTAAAGTCTTCCTTAGCTTTGGCAACCTGTTCATCTGTCCATTCAGACATCAGCTCACCTGCCCATCAAAATCAAAGGTAGGAATCTCTTCCACTACCTTCTGAATCTTGTGTACCCCTTGCGTTTCGGGGGTAGTCTGTAATTTGTTCTGCTTTAAGAACTCACGCACCTTAGCAAGAAAAGCAGGGTTGCGACGCAGCTCCGGGTCATCAAGACCCTCTAAAAGGGCATTGACTTCACCTATAGCAAGCTTATCAAGTAGTTTCTCATCTATCTGCATAGTTTATCACTCCTTTGTATTCATAAATCAATTCTCACACGATTGAGAGGGGTTGGGAGTGCTATTTGAGCATTGAAACACTCCCATAGGTATAATCACATAGGCAAGAAAATTAAATTGCTCAGATAGGCTCTCAGACGTTACTGAGGGCGTTTTAACTTCTTACCTTTTAATTCTTCAATGTAATCTGTTTTAGTGGTATCTACAAGACAAACATCATATGTCTTGGATAGATTACGGATAGCAGCAGCCGTCCCCTTACCAAAACGAAATGCCCACAGAGGACACTTGCAGATATGGCAATCACGGATGTTATCAGAAGTACCTGCACAGTCCATGCATTTTAAACGGATAGCACGAGTGAGTGAGGGATTCTTAATATCAGCGATATACACCTTTTTAGCCACGGAAGTCACCTCCTAAATGGATAAAGCGGTCTCTAATCTCCTCAGTACGCCCCTGATTCCAAAATTGCGAACCTAAATATCCACAGGTTCTACGTGTCACATTCATTTTTGTTTTGTCTCTATTACCACAATTCGGACACTCCCATTCCAATCTGCCATTATCTGTGACAATCTTAATCTCACCATCATAACCACAGACCTGACAATAATCACTCTTAGTGTTCAGTTCTGCATACATAATGTTGTTATAGATAAACTGAATAACTGCCATAACTGCATCAATGTTTTTGGTCATATCAGCACACTCAATGTAACTGATAGCACCTCCCGGACTAAGCAGTTGAAACTCAGATTCAAATTGTAGTTTGGTGAAGGGGTCAATAGGTTCACGGACATTCACATGATAACTATTAGTGATATAGTCATGGTCAGTGACTTCCTTAATTACCCCAAAGCGGTCACGAAGACACTTAGCAAATTTATATGTGGTGGTCTCCATAGGAGTACCATAGACACTATAGCCTAAGTGCTCCTTAGCTTTCCATTCTGCACACTTATCATTAAGGTGTTGCATGACAGAGAGTGCAAAGGGTTTCACATCAGGGTCAGTATGAGATTTACCGAACATTGCCATACAACACTCATAGAGACCTGCATAGCCAAGGGAGATAGTGGAGTACCCATTCTCCAATAATTTATCAATCTTCTCACCCTTCTGCAGGCGAGCAATAGCACCATACTGCCAATGGATAGGGGAGACATTGGAGATTGTACCTTTAAGATTTTGGTGTCTTACACGCAAGGCTTTGTGGCACAGTTCCAAACGCTCATCAAGAATAGACCAAAATTTATTTTTGTCTTTATCAGCAGACAGTGCAACATCCACAAGGTTGATGGAGACAACACCTTGGTTGAAGCGACCATAGAATTTGGCTTTACCATTTTCGTCAAGATAGGGTGTCAAGAAGCTTCTGCATCCCATAGGAGGGTAGCAATGCCCAACACCATCTTCGGTCTTCTTATTCTTCAACATAATCTTCTCAGACAAATAATCAGGTTGCATACGCTTCGCAGTGCATTTAGCACACATCTCTGTGAGGTAATAATAGGGAGCACCTTTACGGATGTTATCTTCCTCTAAGACATAAATCAGTTTAGGGAAAGCAGCAGTAATCCATGCACCCTTTTCATTCTTGACACCCTGATAGCGTTGACGAATGATTTCCTCAATAACCATAGCAAGGTCTTTCTTCTCCTGCTCATTCTTAGCTTCATTGAGGTACAGAAACAATGTAACAAAAGGTGTCTGACCATTGGATGTCATAAGAGTATTAATCTGATATTGCATTGTCTGCACACCCTTAGTGATTTCATCTTTCAATCGCTTTTCTGTGATATAGTCTAAATCCATTTCATAATACTCTGCATGAATAGATTCTAGTTCCTGCTTAACTTCTTCTTTAATTTTTTGTCTTGAAGTATTGACAAATGGAGCTAAATGTGCTACCGATACACTCTGACCACCATATTGGTTAGAAGCAACCTGCGCCATAATCTGAGTAGCAATATTACAAGCAGTAGCAAAGCTATGTGGCTTTTCAATCATAGTACCATTGATTACAGTGCCATTTTGAAGCATATCTTCCATGTCTAACAGAGCGCAGTTGTACATCTTTTGGATAGCATAGTCCATATCATGCACATGGATGATACCTGCTTTATGCGCCTTCATTACATCCGGAGGGAACAACAGCTTTTCAGAGAGTTCCTTAGAGACCATACCTGCCATATAGTCACGTTGGGTAGACAAAATAACAGGGTTCTTATTAGAGTTTTCCTCATTCACATCTTGGTTGCTGAGGTTGACAATATCAAGCACTTCACTCAAAGCTCCTTTGGTATTACGAATAAGCTCACGTTTATAGCGGTAACGCACATACTCTCTAGCTACCTCAGGGTAGTAGTTAAGCATAAGCTCAGTTTCTACAAAATCTTGTATTTTCTCCACAGTTAGTGTTTCTTTTTTTGCTGCCATTTCGATGAGTGTAGCAATAGTCTTTTTCAGCTTTAATGGCACATAGCCAGCCTTAGAGATAGCATTAATGATTTTGTCTTTATTAAAGTCTACGAGAGACCCATCACGTTTCTTGATTTTCAAATCTATATAGACCTCCTTTAAAAATAAAAAAGAGGGAGACTAAGCTCCCTCGTAAATCTTACCAACGTGCAGTATAACCACGGACATCCACATGGACACCCCAGCTATAAATACCAATACCATCAGCACCAGCAGTTACCGCAGCATCATACAAAGACTGCAACATAACACCATCAGGGCACTGCACATCCGCAGCAGTACCATAGATATGCTGGCTGTTAGACACACCACCTACCTCAGCATTGTGGGCAGGGCAGCGATAACCACAGGACAGCACTAAAGGCTTACCGATGATAGCACGCATACGCTCTAATACCTGTACAAGCCGTGGGTTGATGTCAGCACCATTGTGGAGACCACCACAGCCACATTTACAGGCAAATTCACTAGAATCAAAATGAGCAGATAATTTCACTTATTACATTCCTCCTTTTTAAAAAAGGTCTTATACAGCAAGACCCAAATTTGAATCAAGACATACATAATGGTGACGATATACACCCAATCAGATAATGGGATACCCATAAGGGATAGGGTGGAGACACCAATAGGAGGGGTTGTCTTTACAATTTCATTGTCCATAATGTCCTCCATAATAAAATAAAAGAGGGTCAGCTTCTAGCCAACCCTCGGTAACATTATGCAGCAGCAGTAGTGGTAGTAGTAGTAGGTGACTTAAGTTTCAGATAGAGCAGTTCTCTATCCTTATCTGCCAACTTATCACGCAGAGCTTGCATAGTGTTGCAGGTAATCAGAGCACGAGTTTTCTCACCTTCCTCATGGATAGCAGTGGTAACTTTACAGGTGTTTGCAGCACCCTCAAAGCGCAGGGCATCAATGTTACGATTGATACTTTCACCAACACTAGCTACTTTGTATCCGGTTTCTTTTTCATTCATGCCAACAGTGTAGAAGCCGTCGCACATACCACTTTGGATACCACGCAGACTAGCTTTGATGTCTTGGTTGTCTAAGCCTTCAGACAGCTCTGCACGAGTTACAGCACCTTGGAAAGCAGAACCATTACCACCCCAGCCACCAAAACCACCAAAGCCACCACCAAAAGCAGCTAAGAGGATAAGGTATACAAAGGGGTTATTCCACATCTCATTACCATTAGAACCTTGTTTGGCGAGCATCAGGGCATCACCGAGACCTACGCCAGCATTAGCCATTTCCATTACTTTTCAACTCCTTTTTGAACTTGGTTGATGTATGCTTTACCTGCATTGATGTCTTCATCCGACATACCACGCTTACGAGCTTCTTCCTCAACCATTGCTAACAGTTCAGGGGAAACTTGCTTCAAGGCTTGCATCATCATCATTTGCATAAGTTTGTTTTGGTTCATGTTATATTGCATAGTGACTAGTCACCTCCTGCTATTATGATAACATGAATTTAAGAATTGAAAGTTGTAACTAAATGACTATAAAGTTACTTGAAAAGAACAAGATATACTTTGTCATATATTTGTCTTAAGGCACGTTTGATACAAGACACATCTTCATGGTACTCCATAGCAAGCTTTTGCTGGGAGTAGTCCTTAATGATGATTTTGTTGAGTATGTCTTGTTGCTTTGGTGTGAGCTTAGCTTCTGTTGTGATTGTCTTGTACTCAGTGAGAGTAGAGGACTTAAGCCAAGCACGAGCCTTTTTGCGATTCTTTTCCATGATAAAATCCTTTCTGCCCACCCAAAACCCCTAAAGGGGAAGACAACAACCCTGTCTTTTTACTTAACTAAACTAAGCTAATAGCTTCAACTTCTTCTTTAGTTGAAGCAGCTTCCACTTTTTCCTTAGCCTTTCTATAAGCAGTGTGAAGCTTATCACTTCTCAATGCTACCTGTGCAATGATACCACGCAGGTCAGATGCAGTTACTTTTACATCTTGATTGTCTGCCGTAGTCCATGTGAGGACAGCGGAAGTACCTGCAACTTCAAGAGCAATTATGGCAGCATTGATACGCTCCCTTGCCCTCTCATCATAGTCAAAAGAGTAGCCTTGGTAAGTAATGGGTTCTACTTCTGCATTATCACGTTGGGCTTTTAGGGTGAGAATTTTATGTTCTCTAACACTCTCAATAGGTTCTTCCTCGTGTGCCACTTCGACACCTAAGTCTTTAAGTGCATCTTCGGAGATAGACAGAGGGATAAAGATACCTTCTTTGCCTAGTGCTTCTGATAGGTCACGTAAAGTAGAGAAAGCTTCTTTTTTATATGTATAGGTTGTATTCATTAGTCCTCCTTAGTTAAAGATGATTTCGACTCTGTATTTTTTACCTACATTTTTACCATTAAACATAGTAGCAACTCCGGAAGGTAAATCCTTTGTATATTCATAAAAGCCGGGAACATAGCTCTGATACTGAATGTTTGAAAAATTAATGCGTACATTTTCATTTGTTTCCGTTGACGTTATTTTAACAGTAACATTGTATTTCCCCCCCCGTGACACCCTCGACATTAAAAGCAAAGTCAAGCCAACCACCATAATAGCTTACCATAACAAGAGTAACAGCCTTGCCATCATGTTTCACATTACCTTCGACTTCACCATAAGTAGCATTATTATAACGGCTGTAGCCATATTGCACACCTGCTTGTCCCATAGTCATCACAAATGCATTATCTCCTGTAGTTCCACCACCGCCACTAGATGAAGATTTTTTTCCAATCATTAATCTATTAAGACCCATGTTCACCACCTCACGCCAATTTATTAGCTTGTACGATGCTAGTAAGCGTGCCACCGCCATCTTTGCTCATCCATATGTTAAGGAGCAATCCTGAACTTGTAATAGCGACGTCACTAGCACTGCCAACATATTTAAGTTTTCCTGTATTATTTATAGTCAAACTGTAGTCTGCATTTGCAGCAAAATATGCAGTAAATACGGATGATTCACTAGCCTTTAATGCCCCAGCCAAAGTAGCAAGGTTAAGTGTAAATGCACCTGTTACAGCATAAACCATTGTAGAGGTTACAGGCGTATCGGATGTACCATTGACAACATAAGTAGTGTACTTCTCTCGGTTAAGCATAAGGTCACGGAAATTCTGCTGTGCCGTCCACGTATTAGATTCCGACGTGCTAACGCCACTACCACCGCTAATGTCAATAGTTACATTACCATCGGTATCAGGTTTTGTACCATTAACACTCTTAACAACACCACTAATATCAGTTTTCTTAGCATAGGTATCAACAATATTATTACCTGCACCATCGTGGATTGCTGCCCTAGCTGTGCCACTATAATTTGCAGCGTTGATTGACCCAATAAACTGTGTGCCTTCACGCCACCTTATGTTAGTAGCTCCACCAAGTAAAGCAAAACCAGAGAGAATATCTTCGGTATTCATCTTGTTAGCTAAGGCATTGTACACAACCTTGTTCTGCACAGGATTCTCAGAGGTTGCAGAGAGAGCACTATCAACAATGATGCTAGTACCACCAACCTCAATAGTGACATTGCCAGAGGTATCGGGAGCAACACCATTAACACTCTTCACCATACCGGTAATATCAGTCTTTCGAGCATAGGTATTATAAATGTTGTAACCTTTACTATCCATCTGGGCATACAATGCAGTACCTGTCTTATCAAGTTTATTATTCAATGCTTCTGTCATATCAGCAGTTTCCACCTTGTTTAACAGAGCATTATACACAGCCTTGTTAGCAATAGGGTTCAAAGAGGTTGCAGACAATGTATAGTCTACATCAACACTACTACCACCACCAGAGCCGGGGTAGCCTCTTGGAATCACAAAGTCAAAGATAGCGTCATAGCGAGTACCACTATTAGTAACACTAGCCTCAGTTCCGGGTTCACCAGTAGTTACTGTACCGATTCTAATAGTAGCAGGTGCGCCCTGTGCGCCGGTGTTACCTTTATCGCCTTTTACACCTTGTTCGCCGGTGTCACCTTTATCACCCTTTACACCCTTAATGTTAACACTTGCAGGATTCGGCAAGCCAGCCTTATTCGTCCAGCTCAATACACCAGCCGAAGATACACTAGGAATAAATACATTCACGTTCTCACTATAATTCTTAGCGTTGTTCATGTATAACTCTGCGTTATTCATATAGGTTTGTGTATTGGTCTTGTAGGTCTGTGCTTCATTTGCGCTACCTCGGGAAGCAGATGCATAGTTACTAGCGGTGGAAGCAGCAGATTGTGCTGCCTCTTTACTAGCTCCTGCACTGTCCGCAGCGGTCTTAGCAGCCGTTTCGCTGTTCTTAGCATTGGTTTCACTAGTCTTAGCATTGGTTTCACTAAGTTTAGCATTTATTTCGCTAGTCTTAGCATTGGTTTCACTAAGTTTAGCAGCAGTTTCACTCTTCTTAGCATTGTTAGCATTGGTGCTCGCTTGGTTAGCCATTTGTTCCGTCTGATTTTTCAGAGCGTTCATGGTAGCCGTAAAGGAATCTTCTTCGTTATCAATATATCTCTTAGTAACAGCGTCCTGTTCGTCCACCGGGTCAGCGATATTAGTCAAACGATAGTTGCGTCCTTGCCACGCATTACCTTCGTCATTAAGGACAATAGAGTTGGTCTTAGTCCAATCATTTGTTTCCTCTAAGATGTGAAGTTGCTGCACTTCTGCAATCGTCATATCTATAGCCTTCAGGATACTTGCATCTGCCCAAGACACCAATCGAGTGGTGGGAGTGCTGCGATAGATGTGCACAGCAGCATCTTTAGTTGGTGCAGAATCAAACATAACCATACGATTACTTATAGTAAACCCCTCGGAAACCTCTGCATCATTAATAGCCACATGGACATAGGAAGGACGCAGGTAATCAAAAGGTACAGAGAAATTCGTTTGAGAACCATCCGCTGTATAAGTAATAGATGTAGCCAATTTAACAGCTATAATAATCATCTCCTTTACAAAATAAAAAGACCACCAGCTCTAAAAGAGCCAGCGGTCTCAATCCAATTTATTATCTCCTCATCTGAGGAAAATTATCATAAAATTTTTGTTTGTCTTCATACATTGCTTTTTCGGCATACTCTGTGATTTCTGCAATATCTGAGAAGACACCGGCAGAGTAGCCTAAGGCAGCTAGGGGAGGGGTGTCTTTATTCCATAGGAATTTATGGAAAGACAACACACTTCCAAGGAACTCATGGATTTTAATATCAAACCCAGCTACTATAAACTCATCACCTGATATATGATAACAGTTATAAATAGGGGAGATAAAGGTTTCCTTAAGCTTAGCTGCAAAGTCCTTTATCAGCTTATCCCCTGCACTGTGTCCAAAGTGGTCATTGGTATATTTCAGACCATTGATGTTTGCGAAAAGGATACCAACGAAGCCAAAGTGATTAGTGGTACTGTCACGCTCAAAGGCTTGCTTATTGTACAGTCCGGTGAGAGCATCACGCATAGCACCTTGCTCATAAATACGAGTTATGTCCGCTAAAAGTTGGGCATAGCTATTTTTAAACTGTTGCTGTATTTCACGTTGAATATCAGCATTTAATTCCATGGGACAGAACTCCTTTCATTGTCCGTGCAAAGCAACAATGGATAGGTATGAAGTTAGTAGCTGTACATTGGAATCACCTCAGGGAGAATGTTATCTAGCATAGAAGCGAGCATAGGGAATATCTATGCCACTATCAAAAATAAATGTAATAGCAAAGAATATAAGAAAAAGGATAAGAGATATAGTAGCAATAAGTTTATTGTCTTTCTTTTTACGTATCTCGCAAATAGCATTAAAAAGAAAAGAGACTATCATAACTACTATGCAAAATGCAAAACTACCAAAGAAAAGATAGACAAAACCTCCTGTCACAACATCTACAAAAGCTTTTGAACCCTCTATGTCGAATATTATGCAAAATATAGCTGAGATTAGCATCGTCCAAACAATGATAGTTAAATACTTCTCCACATTTTTTATCTTAAATCTTTGCATAAGCATCACTCCTAATAAGTATTATACCACATTATTTGGGGACTTGTATATATTTGTAATTTAAGTATTTCTTATTGGCAGTTCTGAAAATACTATTTTGTTTCTTATTCAGCTCATCAAGTTTAGCACGCTTAGTGTCTGCATCCATAGTTTTGTCTGCATACAGCTCCCTGATAGCCTTAGAAACTTTCATAGCATCTGCCCTAGCTTTACGCATACCTTTAAGTTCTTTGTCCACCTTAGGCTTCCTACCCTCAAAAGAGGCATCTGCATATTGTGTCTCCAGCTTATCAAGACCACCAAAGAATACATCCTTGCTGCGGGAAGTACCTGTACCCTCAGTATATGTAAAGCGAGTATATTCAGTCCATTTCTTGCTGGGGGTAATATTATCCCTAGCCACCATATCCACAGCATTCATAAAAGTATAACCCATAGAGCCTGTGAGACCATAGATTGTATTGTCTATCTTAATAGGTGAGAGATTAGTCACCTGACCAATACCACGAGCTACCATAGAGGTATACTGATTATATTGATTCTTAGGACTGAGCTTTTCAAGACGTTGGTCAACAAGAGGGCGATTACGATACATAGAGTGGTTTGTCTGCCATTCATAGAATTTCTCAATGATAGGTGGAGCACCGGAAGGAGCAAGGTCTTTGATAAGCTTATAGACAGCATCAGCAATAACCTGCTTATCTTCACCCTCAGCCATAACATCTAACAGTCGCTCAGGTATAGAACCAGCTAGTTGTCCGATAAAGGTAGGTTTAGGGTAATCATAGATGGTATCACCTATCTTGATGTACCATGCTTTATTCTTCATCTCCATAGGCATATCCTTATACCAATCTTCGTCTTTATTCCAATACCACAATAACAGGGTGGGAAACAGTACATGTTCTGCCATAGCAAGCCCAACACTGAGAGGATTTTTAGAAAGCTCTCTAGCTGTCTTTAAAGTACCTTGAAAAGCAGCATTTAAAAAAGGCGTATGCCTGTTAAGAATTTTAACAGTAGTACCACTCTTCGCAAAATTAAGGGTACTGTCAGAAGCAACCATAGCAGCTTCAATCATAGAAGCACCACGTCCTTTAGCACGTCGATAAAGAGCCATACGTGGTAACTGTTCCATAGCTTCACCATATGCTACATTCCAATTCCATAATACTTTGATAGGATATAAGATTTTATCAAGGACAGAATCACTAATGTTAGGGTCTACAGTTTTCCTGAAGTCTTTATTGATTTCAGCAATAGAGCCTAAGCGTGTGGACATAGTGACACCATTAGACCTAAATTCTCTTTTGTATTGTCTAAGCAGAGCACGTTCTCTGTTGTTGCGAATGATAAGTTTACCAAAAGCATTGTCACTATTGAGCATCTGCAATCCCTGCCAAAAGATTTTCATAGGAGCAACAAGGGGAATGTGAGAAGCACTACGCCCATCAGCGTTCATAATAGTTGCTTCAAGAATATCTTTGCAGAGGTTAGCAGTAGCGAACATAGGTGTGCTAGTAGAGCCAATACGTAAAGCTGTTGCTGCGCCATGAGATATTTTCTCAATAATGTCAAGTTTAGAAGCACTCATATTGCCATCTTCGGAAGTCATAGCTTCATAGAGACCTTTCATCATACATTGGTAGTATTTAGGGTGTCCCTCTTCATATACAGTAATAATTTGTGAAACGTGCTTGTATTTACCATCTTTTACAGGCATCATAAGAAAATGTCCCTTTTCACCTTTAGCTAAATCAGCAAGAGCAAGACCAACACGGTTGCGCTCTACTTTAGTGACAATACTCTGCATATTCTTAACAGCTTGGACAAGAGGGTCTTTAATAATGCGTTCAGACCCCTCAACAGTCATAGCTTTGTGGGATGCCAAGAAGTCACTTGTACCCTCAATCTCGAATGAGCGTGTCATAGGAATGTACTCAGGGTATTCTTTTAAGAACTTATTAGCAACCTCTCTAGGAAGAATCTGCCCTGCGACAGCAATGCGCAGCACATTTTCATTCCATTGTTTCCACAGGTCAGAAGCAAGTTTCATTTCAGGAAGTTCTTCTGCTTTAGCAATGATTTTCTTACATTCAGCATAAGTGTGTGTTGTCTTGCGCCCTGTTCCCATAACTTCTAATTCATGTTTAGCTGTTTGGTAGGTATTAAAGGCTTCATAGAAATCAGTATACCCTGTATCTTTGAGCCATTGTTGAAGCTCTGCACCACGTTTGCCCTGTACATCCAAAGGTTTCAAGATGTCAGTAGCTACAACATTATTAAGTGCAATATTAAATTTTGTCTGCATCATTTTAACAGCAGCTCTAGTGCCTAGATTATTACCATTCAGAAGACAACCAACAGTATCATTACCTGCTTGCTTTGCATACTGTGCTAAGACAGCAGGGTCATTCTCCATAGCTATCTTTACACCTTGGTTATCCTCATAAGCTCTTATGCTTTCGTCAAGGTCAGCATACTCCCAAGCAAAATGCTTTTTAGTAGCAGTCCAAGTACCAATGAGTTTATCAATTCTTTTGCCAAGCTCTTTGTCTGCCCAATGAAACATACCAGCAGCTTTGCTGAAGTCAGACTGTGAACCCCATCGACGCACCTGTTGTCCTAAAAGGTTCATCTGTGCCTGATAGAATCTATCACTTGCAATAGCCTTTTCAAATTCAGCATAGGCAAGAGGGAAGTGCTTTTTAGCCATCTCAGGGTTGACACAGTATTCATTCATAAAGGCTGCACGTCCTTCTTCTACATAAGTAGCATAGTTTTCCGGGGCATGCTTATTACCATACTCTCCTCTCTGCCATATAGAAGTAGCTCCATCATAGAGTTCCTTTTGGACTGCTGTGTCTTTACCCCAACCAAATTTATCAGACAAACCATGTCCGATTTCATGGCAGATTACAGACCATGCACGAAACCCACGGATACGGATGCCTTTACCTTGGGGCATAAAGTAACCTAGTGTTCTATCACTATCAGCTAAATCCAACCTACCGGGACGAATAGGAAACATAGCTTTGGCTGTTTCCCATATATCCTCTGCACTGACAGCATGAGGGTAAAGATTATCTTTACTATATTCAAGCTTATCACCATGAGCACCCTGCATGATTTCAGGGGTTTGGCGAGCTTCGAGATGGTCTTTAGCTAACTGATTAGCAATAGCATCCTGTTGCATTTGTTGTTCGGGCATCTGTTCAGGATATGCTTTTTCAGCGGTTGTCTTGGGTTCACGTTTCGTAACCTGAGCAGGTGTAACCATCTCCTCATAGTCAGTATCAACATCCCATACATTCTCACGATGCTGCTTACGATGCTTACGTTTCCTTTTATTCTTCTCTTTAGTAGGAGAACCTAACTTTTTGTTTGTCTCCTCAACTTTAGTCTTATCAGCCAAAGGCTCAGTAGCAGGGTTTGTCTTTTCAGACACAATCTCTGCATCTGTTACAGGGTTTGTCTTGGCAGACCAATCAGCTTTGGCAAGCTTTTTAGCACCAATAGCAGTATCGGTCAAAAATTGGCTGACAGCAAAACGAGCAGGATGTTCTGCTGCGTAATTACGTACATTCTCATCCATAGCAAGAACTGTACCTGCTGCAATACCGCTACCCACAAAAGGGGTAGTCATAACCTTAGAGACTTTAGGGGCAGCCTTAGATAAAAGACCACCCACGCCATGCGTCACAGAAGCTGCCACAGTACCTGCCAGCATAGGGAGCAGAGATGCTTTGGCTTGGTCAGACATCTCAGGGGCATTTTCAATCTCCTGTGCTTTCTGCATCTCATGCAGCATGATAGGGACTTGAACAGCCAAAGGAATCCAAGGGTTAGCAGCACCTGCCACATCACCTATGAGAGTGAGAGGGTCTTTAGTAGCAGTGTAACGAGCATCATCCACAGCATCCTGTAAGGCTTGGGCAACCTTTTCTTGGGCAGGAGAGGGAGAAGATGCATCAACGTCCGGTAAAGCCATATCATCAATAGCATCAAAATTACCTGTTTTATAGGCTTCACCAGCAGCCACAGCAAGCTTCTGACCTGCTTTGTCCATGTCTTCAATCCATTCAGTAACACCCTCTGCTAAATCATGCAAGGGGTTAACTTTGGTATTAGAGAGCTGTTCTTGTCCTTTGGCTTGTAAATCAACACCGCTGACATAATCATCATCCATCTTATGCCATGCATCATACATATCAAATTTAGCCATAATTCCTCCTATTCCCCTCTAGCATCTGCCAGCATATCATTTATATTACCTTCAGCACCAAAGACATCACGTAAAACTTTGTTTACATCAAGACCTGCTTGTTGTGCAAGAACCTCAACTCTGCGGTGAATTTGGTCTTCATCTAAAGGGACACCTCTATCATCTGTAGGGTTACTGTTGACTAAGATTTTTAATTGAGCTATCTGCTGGTCATAATCTGAAAGCGTAGGGGTATCATTTGATGGGTCATAGTTTGATGTAGAGGTAGACTGCATTGTCTCCTGCTCACTAGGGATATATCCACGTTTTCTTTTAAACTCTAACAAGGCATTAAGTCTTGCTGTGGCTCTATTGGCTCTCTTTTGCAAAGCCTTGTATTCATCAGAATCACCATCAACATCAGGGTCTTGATAAGCTTTATACCATTCAGCATATGTCTGAGTATCTTTAATATATTGATAACCATTTTCATATGTCCAAAAATGTTTAGCTTCTGCATCATTACCATAGCCTTTAGCTGACTGCCGTGCTTGACGTGTGATAGTCCGAATCATAGTAGCCTTAGTTGCCCCCGGTAAATTAGAGCTATTGATAATCTGCATCTGCTCACTTGGGTCATTGGTTTGCAAAAGAGCCATATTGATTCTGTCTCTTTCATCTGCATCTCGTTGAGCCTTAACACGTTGAGCCTGTGCCTGTTTAGCATATATAGCCTGACGTATCTTATTGATACGCTGGGGGTTATAGGCAGCAGCAGATTGCTCTTTAGGATTAGCAGCTTTCATACCACCATGGTAATCAGCAAGATGCAGGTGTCTGCCTGTGCCAGCATCATGGAATAAGACCTCACCAAAATATTGCTTAAAATAAGACAATGCTTTATTAGCCTGTGCTTCATCCACATTGTCACCTAAGTAAATATCCACAGCATTACCTTTAGTATGTTCTGAGTTTGGTACACCACCTACAGATGCATTATGCTCTGCTGTGCGGTAACCACTCGTAATCTGTGCATCCTTAAAGCCTAGCTGATAGATAGCACCACCCACCATAGGTAATACACTTTTCATAGTGGGGGACAGGTCTGTTAAGTCAGGGTTGTCTCCCTGCGAGATAGGCAGGTTAGCTTCAGGAATACCATCAGCATTTGTAGTTTCCGCAGGTAACTTAGACAACAATGCTTCAGCCTTTGAGAGGTCAATAGTACCATCAGGACGTGTGCACTTAGACACAATATCATCAGTAACCCTTAAATTAAAGTTATCTGCAATCTTTGTATAGGAAGGGTAGAGGTTTACCATCTGCTTTAAAGACAAACCATCTTCGTACTGATAGTCACCTAAGGCATCCAATCTTGCCGTATCAAAATCTTGGTCAGCAATCATCTGAGCAAGAGGGGCAACAGCTTTAATGAACCCATCTCTATCCCTAGTACCTAACTGAATCTTGCGTAATGCTTCATCACCACGAGTGAGAAAATCTTCACCTTTAGCTCCACTATACACAAGGTCTTGAAGCTCACTAGAACCCAGCATGACCATCTTCTGACGCTTATCATCATTGATTCTCTTGTCAGCTTCATTAGCTATTTTTATTGTGTCTTGGACAGCACCTTCATAATAGCCTTGGTCAAATGCTACTTTATTAGAGATGCCATCATCACTAAAGTTAGCTCTGTTCTCCTGTAGATACTTATTGAAAAGACTGACAGCTTCAGAGACACTTTTAGGCTTTTCAGAAGCAGGGTCATTTGCCCATTGCTCTTTGGCATATTGGCTCGCCATCTTACCAATGCCTTTTTCAAGAACAGCCATAGCATAGCGGTTATCTGTCAAGTCAAATTCATCACTAGAGTTCTGCAAAGCTGTCATGCGGTCAAATTTCTTCAGGTCTTCTTGTGTCTTACCTGCAAGGAGTTTGTCTGCATTGACCAATACTGCTTGGTCTTGGGTACGCTTCTCATCCGCAATACGCTCCTCCATGATATTCTTACCAAGGAGACCTAAAGATGATGCTAAGCGTTGTGCATCTAAATCTGTCCGCTGTGAGATGCCTGCAGATGCATTGAATTTATTTAAGGACAGCGCATAGGGAATCTCCGGTTGTTTTGCAAACTGCCGTTGAGTACCTACCGCTGCCTGTACTTCTTTACTCAATCTTCTTACCTCCTATAAATACCATTGCCAATACCTAGCTTCTCATGGACGCTACGTGGAGCGTTGCCCACCCATGTCTTAGTAGCAGTCTTGGCTGTCTTTCCACTGCCCCCTGTAATCTTCTGCTGATTAAGAATATTCTGTGCTTGTGTATAATTATTCAAGCCTGTGGCAGCAGAAGACAACAAGTTAGTGAATCTGCTGGGCATCTTAGGTGCAGAAGCATTAAGGTTCTCTAAAAATTCGTGAGTAGATTTTACCTGTCGCTCACGATTTAGGTCAACCTCATTAGATTTACGTTGATAGTTGTCTTGAATAGAGGATACTGCACGAGCAGTATCACCTTCAGCAGCACGTACAATGAGGTTAGCTGTACGTCCGCTCATGGTCTCATTTACAGCAGCCTTTACACCACTATTGAGCTGCATAGAGTTCAACCTAGTGTTACTAATCTCTACAACAGCTTGGTCAAAAGCATCTGTACGTTGCTGTTCTAAGTCCATGATATTCCAATTCATCTCAGTAATAGCTGCCTTAGCTTGTGCGTTCATGGTAGCCTGTGCTGCCTTAGCTTGCGCACGTTGTCCCATGTAGTCACCTGCTACTTGCAAGCCTGTACTGATACCAGCAGCCACCATAGGACTGCACATAAGACATCACTCCTTTATTGGGTATAATGTAAATTTCTGAAATAGTTCTCCATTGATTCTTGTGTAGTTGCCAAATTCAGCTCCATTTAAGCCATTGTACATGTCGCTTATTCCTAAGCCACACATAATTATAAACATGATGTGTTACCCATTGTTTAAAAAAAGGCTTGCAGAAACGTAGGAACTTAATAGGGTGTATATCTACCTCATTAGTGCAGACAACCCATATTAAGTAGGAATCAATAGCACCAATGGCATAAACCATTTGTGTCTCATCATCATAAAGACACAAAGCATTGCTTAACTCCTCAACCTCAGTGAGACCAAAGGATGTATTTGAAGCATAGAACCATTCCATTTTGTCTTCATCACGCATATTTTCTCTGAAGTTACAGAGCTGTTCAATGGTTAATTTAGATACTTTTAAAATAGTCTTGTCCTCCTTTGGTAATTTCCAATCCAACCTGCACCCACAAGAGATACAGGGAGTGGGGTGTCTGTTTCCAAACAAATGTTTACATTCTCGTTTTTGGCTTGAATAGGGAACTTAAAAGAGCCTGTGGTAAATGGCATTGCACCTAAGATATTAAAACGAGTACCTAAGAGCCTAGAGGTATACTCATAGATATAGGCTTGTTTGTCTTTAATATCTACAGTTACTTTGAAGTATCCGCTGTCAGCATAGTTAAACCACATCTGACGCAGTTGCAATCTGCCCTCAATAAGAGCCTGAGTGCTTCCATTATCAGACTGCTTAACCATAATAGTGGACATAACAATCTTAAAATTATAATTGATACCCACAGTCAATATTTGGTTAGAATAGTCACCAATAAAGACCAGCTTACCTTCTTTAGCCTTAGCATATGTACCATCAGAAGCAACAGCACTATATTGTTTATCCTGCTCATATGTATTACCAAAAATATCCTGAATGTTTACAGACGTTTCATCTTTCAGAGAATCATAGCACTCAGCAGGAATCTGATAGGAATGTTTACAGTCCAATAAGATACGATAGGCTTCGCTATCGAAGTCAGTAGTATTAATAGTAAAAGAGATTTTCTCCAAACAGTAATAATTATTACGCTCAATTATCAGATAGAGATAGTTATCAATAAATTGCCCTCCATAGACAACACCCTGCATATCCCACTTAGACCATGCAGCTTGTACACGCTGGCTGTCTATAAAGAGGTACTTATAGACATACATTGATGTTTCATCACCCTCAGTGAGATAAAGCATTACATTCTCCACAGTAGAGGGGATGATTTTATAGACACCATTAGGGATATAGTTCGGCACATGAGATGTTATATCTTGAACATCCTTAGCATCTGTGTTGTCTGCTGCGGTGAAGAACTCACGCACAGTGGTATATTTAGCTCTTTCGGCTACAAAGTAAACATTTCGTCCTGCGTTGACAGGTTTAGCCTTAAGGCTAGCTTCATAGTGGGTAACTGCCGGGGATAAATTAGCACTTGTAGGTGTCAAGACACCATCAGCAGAGAGCATGAATTGAGCTTCTTGACTGAACAGGATAAGGTCAGTATCAAATGTGACTGCGTTATACAATGTGCTGATAGTATTGTCAGAGACAGCTAAATCAATAGGGTCTGTATCCTGTACCTTGGTGGCACTTGTCATCCAAAAATTGAAGAAGTTAGCACTTCTAGTGAGGATAACATTCTCACCACTTAAGAAACCTAAGCGGTTACGATGATAGAAGACATCATTTATTGTCTGTCCTATGAAAGAAGGTAGAGGGTTACTATCATCATCACCAATATCCCTAGATTCCCATTCAGCTCTCCGGAAAGTAAAAGTGCCATTCGCTTCACGCACAAGCACATGAGGGAGAGTAGAAGCATCAAAGTGATTTTTCATATTGGGTCTAGCACATTCTTTCCATACCTTTTCTTCAGCACTATACTTAACATAATAGTCATCAGTGTTACTGCCTTCTTCACCTACAATCTTTACAAGATAGCCATCAGGGGCAGTAGCAGGAAGATTAGTAAACTTCTGCACAGATTTTAGTATACCGAAAGCAGCCTGATTGTTATACCCATCAAATACTTCAGCAGAAGTGATAAGAGACTTAGCTACACTATAAGAAGGTGTATTAGTCTTTTCACCATACTCAATCGTGTAAGCATCTGCTTCTGTTTTATCTAATGTAGGTTTATAGTTGCGATAAACTGTCAATTCAGCATCCACATTAGTAACAGTCCATCCATCAGAAGCACATCTGTCAATTTCTGCTTTAATTTTATTGTAAGCTTCTATATCTGTAGCATCCGTTAGCACCTTTCTCTTTGGGATAGTTACAACAATTTTACCTAAAGAACGTACTACAGTGGAGGGAGTATACACCTTATAATAGAAACTAGACATATAAAGATAATTATAATTAAGTCCCTTAAAAATATCCTCCTGCTGAGCAGGGGTAGTAGAAGGTTGTGTAGATACAACCTCTCCTGTTTCAGTAACAAATGCACTTTTCTTAAGATATAACCAAGAAGACCCTGTAGTAGTAGTATAGCCTTTCTCAATACATTGAGTGGCTAACTGTTGAGCAATATAGTCAGTAGCAATCTGTTTAGTATGGGACTTATCACTACCATCAGGTGTCTCAAAACTTGCCACAGTTTCATTGTTTACTACAATCTTATAAGTTCTGCCATACTGCCCACTCTTAATATTTACAAGTAATCCCTGAGTATTCCACGATATATCATCCACTTTATCAGACATTTTAGCTTTCTGTGCTGTATTGGTAATAAAGGTATAATCAGCAATAGTAATAGCCTTAATATTACTGCGTGGACTTTGTGTATAAGTGTAGGAAATATCTTCCTGCATAGTTACAGTTTTCTTATTACCCTGTAGGTCAAAGACATCAATACCTGCGCCTGTGAAGATAACAATATACTTTTCATTAGTATCTCTATCTATAAAGTGTATCAAAGGCTTATTGATTGCATTACCTCTCTTACCTAGATTAGCTTCAAAGATAGTAGGAGGACGCTTCTGTAAGCCACCTGCTTCACTAGAATAACCATTCAACTGTTCCTCTAGCTGTTCAGGGTGTCTGAGGATAGGGGGTTGCTGAGACACACCACTAACAAGGTTCTTGATGTCTTGATTAATTAGTCCCATAATCTCACCTCAATCTCAGTTTATGCACATAGGTATGTTCCAACATTGAGTAGCTATTATTGTCTACCTCAAATTCCATCAGATGTTGCCATGCTTCAGCAATCTCTTGCTGTGTAATTTTGGTCAGACTATCATCACCAAAGTAAGAGCTTTGGAAGACAAAACATGCCTTAGCTAAGATATAGTTTCTCATCTGCTCCGGTAAATTCTCAAAGTCAAGATAAAGCACCATCTCTACATCCAAAGGTTTCTCAAAGATTAGGGTGTCTTTGAACAGGTCTTTTACATAGTCACCCTGTCGAACGAGCTTGACACCATGGTTATCCTTAAGATACAAGTAGTTACTGTTCCATGGAATCTTCTTTGTGTCTACATCCGGGTTAAGGGTGAAGTGTGGTGTTTTGTTAAAAGTCCATCCTCGGGACTGCTCTTGTCTGCTGATATTCCGCAGGATACGAAGGGCATTGATAGCATCCACATCTGTCAGTTCTTCAAGACTGTTAATAGGAGCTTCACCAATAGTACCAATGATACTATTGACTGCATCAAGTTCAGTTAATGCTGTTAGTTGCATTGGTATCTCCTTTCATTTTTAGAAAAAATAGGGGACAGCATACGCCATCCCCTAGGGTTAGTAGTTTAAAATTAAGCCTGAGTTACAACACCCATGAAGGCAGCTTCAGGACGCAGACCACCAAAACCTTTTGCATATTTAGCAATAATTTGGTCAGCCTGATATTCAGGACGGCGAGCATGTTCCATGCCAAGACCTTTGAGGGTCAGGATACCCGCAGAAGACGGATGTGCCACAATGAATTGGCAGGTGTCTTTGTAGGTAGGGGGGAACACATGACCATCACCCTGCATAACATTTTCATTATCTACGCCACCATCAGTCAGCAGGGGAGCTTCAATCAAATCAAAACCAATCAGTTTCGGAGGGTTGTTGCCCTCAATGGTCATAGAAGCACCATACAGTTTGTTGATGATGTCTTTGTTGGCAATGAGTGCGTTGAGTGCCGTCGGTTTAATGTAGCAGTTGCGACCTGCCAGCGGAACATTATTCTCAGACATTTTGGTCTTGATTTTCAGCAGTTCCTTAAAGATAGCTACACCCATAGCTTCGGTTTCGCCATAGTCAGCGGTTGCCACAGTCTCGGTAACAATCAGACCCTTGCCAGTGCCTTTGACACCAGTAGTAGCATTGGTAGGCAGGTTCTCTTTGTCTTCTACAATCATCTTAGCTACTTCAGCCAAGATAGCACAGTCCTGAGCAACAGCCAATGCTTCACCCATTTCCTTGGAATACTTAGAACGCAGCTCAAAGTGGTTCATAGCTTCATCCAAATCAAAAATCATGCAGTCAGAGGTCAGCAGACCATCCAGCACAATAGTACGCTCATTGTGTTCAATGGGAGCACGCAGGTCATCCAAGTTCTTACCTGCTTTCAGGTATTTAGCTTTTGCTCGACCTACAATCGGGAAGATAGCAGATTTACCATGTTCGATAGTACGCTCAGAGAAGCGACCACCGGTAATAGTGGATTGAGAGAAAGCGGTGAGAACCTCACCGGTAAACATTTTCAGAAATAAACCTAAGCGGTCTTTGCCTTTATCAGATTGTGCAAGACCGGGGTTGGCAATAATCATATCAGCCATTAAATCACTCCTTTAATAATTTTGAATAAAAAAAATAACCCTCCGCTTATGGGAGGGGATTGACGTTTGTGTCTTAACCAAAGAATTTAGAAGCAGCGACTTTACGCTCTACTTCCTGCATATAGTTAGGGTCTTTACCATAGCGTGGGTCACTCATAGCTTTAATCATCTCATTAGCATCAGTATAGCCTTTAGATTTACCCACGTTACCACTACCACCTAAAGTAGGGTTAGCAGTACCATGCTGCGCTACCATCTGTGCCTTTACACCTGCAATGTAAGCAGACACAACAGACAAATCATCTTTGTTTACAATAGCATTGAAAGCATTGACTGCTCCTGCACCTTGTGACTGCACAAATTTTTGGATGCGTTTGTATTCATTGATACCACCTGCATCCTCAATAATCTTGTTAGCAAAAGCATCAGCCTTAGCTTGCCAACCTGCAATAGCTGCTTCTACAAGAGCTTTAGGGTAGCCTTTTTCTTCCAACAGCTTATAACTGTCTGAAGACAACTCACCCTTCTCATTATATTCAGCTTCTAAGGCAGCATAGTCGATACCCTTACCTTCGAGTTCAGTCTTGGCAGATTCAAGTTCGCCTTTAGCTTTTTGGTACTCTTCCTGCTCTTCGGCAGGTTTGTCTTTTTCTTGGGTGTCTTTTTCATCAGTGGTGGTTTCTTCTTCTTCAGCTTTGCCACCTTCAGTGTTATCAGTATCAATAACTTCACCATTAGAAACAATAGTAGTATCAGTAATATCTACCTGTGTTTCCTTGGGTTCTTCATTGACCTGTGTGTTTTGATTTTCAGTATCAGCCATTAGTTTCACTACCTCCCTGTGTCTGCTGATTCATGGCATCCATAGCACCTTTGGTTGCATTAGGTACAGCAGCCTGTGCCATTGCCATCATTTGTGCTTGTTGTTGTTCCTGCTGAATCTGTTCCGCAGACTTAATCAGACCTGTGGTATCAAGATTACAACTGTTTGCCCAAGCACGAGCAACGCCTTCCCAATTCACAACAGATGCTGCATCAGGAATCTGAGCAATGCCTTGGATAAAGACAGTAAGCTTCTGTTGGTCATGTCCACGTCCAATAGCTTCCATGCCGGTAGTTACGGCAAGAGACACAATATCTTTAGGGACATCAGCAATTTCACCTTTTTTGGAAAGGATATTTAAAAGTGTGTTAGCTAAGGGTAATTGCAATTCTTGTGACAGGATAGAATAGATACCCCCAAGGGTATCCTCCAGCTCATTAGCCACATAACGAATTTCCTCAGCAGTCACACGTTCGCCACTACGTTGGACAGCAGAATTTAGCATGAAGGCATAAGACAACCTGCTTTCAATAGCATCAGCAGTCATTTTAGCAATCTGCATATCTTGTGTCTTGTCCAGCGACAGGCAAGTAACATCTTCCTTGTTACCTGTTACAAAGCCACCATTTTTTGTCTTCATAATCTTGCTAGGTTGTGTCACGCCATTAGGGCGCACAAGGTAGATTACAGAAGCAGCAATAGCAGACATCTCTGCAATGGCTTTAGAGAGACCTTCAAGGGTCTTTAAGTCACCAATATATTCCTCAACATATGAGCGACTATAATGTTCACCATCCATCTTAAAGAGACGGACAGGAATCCAAGGGCAAACATCAGCAGGGAAAGACTGCTCATAGCCATCAATCTGTTTACCCTCAATCTCTTGGTAACTATAATATCTGTTGTCTTTGGATGAATAGGTGATATGTGTATAGACCTCAACCAATTCATCACCACGTTTGGTAGACAAATCAATATCTAGTTGCCCTAAGACTTCATAGGGCAGGGTATTGATAGCAAGTTTGTCACAGGTAATCATCTGAATAGGGTGTCCCACAAAGTCTCTTTGTACTACATAACTATTCAGCTTATAGACTTTAATGCCCCCCTCTTTAGGAGGGAAGAACAGTAAAGCATTGCCAGCTATAATAAGCTGTTTCAGACACACCTCCATGGAGACACGCATCTGCGAAGATTCAAAGTATTTCTGAGCCGTTTGTTCTCTTTGTACTAATGCTTGCTCTATCTCTTGTTTGTCTTCGGGTTTGCTCTCATAATATTTGAGAACATCATCTCGGATGTCTTGTCTGAAGAAAGGTGTGTTTGGGGGGAACAGAGCTAATACCAGCTTTGACGTGAGGTTATTGACACCTCTTGCACCTACCGCTTGATAGGGCGTAGGGTATTTAGTAGTACCATTAGCTTCTTTTTTAGGAAATAAAAAAGGGATTGTATACTTCGCACAATCCTCAGCTCTGTCAATATAAATCTCACGCTCAATAGCCAATCGCTCATATAAAGCTTTTGCTGTCTCTGCCATTAAAGGTTCACCCCTGTACCGCTACCAATCTGAGTGATGGTGAGCTTCTTTTTACCCTTGGTCTTAGCATTTGGATTTTCCTTTTTGGTATCCTCAGCCACATTATCAATCTTCAAGGGTGCTGCAACAGGGGCAGCAGCAGGAGCAGCTTGTTCTACTTTTGGTTTCTTAGTACACATCGTTCCTCCTCTCTACAACTGTGTAGGATTGTATACGCCATTGCGAGCAATCGTCAGTTGTTGTCTACCTTTCTTCTTGTTAAAGGTATCAGCAGTACCGCCATACTCAGGACTATCAGGGTCTTTTGCATTGGTTTCCGGTACTAAGGAGGATGCAGATACGTCAGTGTTTACGCTGGGTGTCTTAATCTTCCAGCACATCTTATCACTCCTCATCATTCAAGTTAGCCATAGCCTTGATATGCCCCAGCACATCCATAACACCCCTAATATATCCAATTAACTCGTCATTGTTTTTGGCATTGTGTGTCATAAGGCTACCAAGACTGTAGGCTTTCTCTAAATGTTCATAAATTACAGGGTTTACATATGGTAGTTTTTCTCCATCATCCCCTTTATTAGATACAATATTAATATTCATTGTCACTTATATGCCCCTTTACTTTATTGTCTCTTTTGTGACCCTTTGGGTGTCCAAAGGATAGGTTTAAGGTCTGCATCAACATCCTCATATCTGAGAATACGAGCAACCCTCGCTTGTGTCAGTGCTTCTTCCTCAGCCAAACCTGCTTTCTCGTAGGCAGCCACCACGGCATCCCATGAGCACTCTTTGTCAAGGATTCTCTTTGCGCCAACCTCACCAATCTTAGGGCAACCTTTGTAGTTATCAGTAGCATCACCGACAAGAGTTTGATATAAGAACTGATAATCAGCTTCTTCTTGTGTTGTCATATGGTATGTATCCTGAATAAAGTTATAGAAAGGACAGGGGATAGACCGCATGTCCTTGTCACCGCTGATAATAACAGCAGGTGCATAAGAAGGCAGTGTACCATAGATACCTAAGAGGTCATCCGCTTCGAGATTCGGGATAGACAACACATTATAGCTTTTCTTTACCCACTCAACAGCAGAATGGTAGGCAAGAGGTTTTCTTTTGGCTACACGATTGAGCTTATAAGGGGGATAGACTTTAGAGCGAAAGTAAGGGTAACTAGAAAAACACATAGTAATATCATAAGCTCCCTCATGCTCCATGTGACGCAGGACTTTATCAGTGATACTGACAATCATTGTGTCAATAGCATCCTTAACCTCTGCTAAGTCAGAGTGTAATGTCCACAGGTCACCATACCAATTAATTTCTTGCTCTGCTGCTGCACAGGTGCGAAAGACAATCATGTCAGCATCAAAGAGCAGATGTAAAGTTTTAGAAGCCAAGATTAAATACCTCCATCAACAGGTGGAGAAAACCAAGAATACCACCAATAATCAGACCATAGAAAACAACGCAAAACAGGATAACAAAGAGAACATAAATAGCGATAGCACTCCACTTCATTTAAAATCACAACTCCTTTCTGTACAGTTTTTACAGTTCATAAAGTTTTTATCAAAGATTTCAGGTGCAGCGTCAGCTAAGCGTTCCTGAATCATTTCAGCTAATTTTCTATGCTCCGGCATAGCTCTCTTACATAAACGCTTAGGCAGATATTCATACCATGCTCTAAAGTTACCTGTCACTACCAAGGATGTCTCAACACCTTGGGGCAGGAAGTAGGCAGCATCCTGTTCTGCAAGACCATCAGCAATGCATTCTTTGTAAGCATGAAGCATAGGATGCTTATCAATCATGGAATCAACAACTTCTTTAGGTACACCATGCTTTTTAGCAAAATCATACATACCATCAGGGATAATACAAGTATCAAAGATACTACCTCTAGCAGACTTACAGGTGAAGCTGAGGTGGCGGTGTCTCGTGAGTTGCCCTAAGACACGCACAGAACATGTCACCAAAAAGGAAGCATAGCAGTGCTCTAAGACACTAAGATGTCCACTCTCAATAATTTTCTTGATGGATTTTTCGGTAACATCTTTGCCATAAGGTTGACTACAGGCAGTCTTCAGTACCTCCATGTAGTTAGGGGTTATAGAAAGAAGCTTAGCACTTATCATCAAAACAGGTCACCCCCTGCTACAAGTCCTTTTGCTTTGGTCTCTAAAGTGTGTGGAGAAGCAACAGTCATAAAGCCACCTTGCTTACACTTAACTTCCACACGGATACGAGTTACTATGCCTTCAAAATAAATAGGCTCTCCTAAGGAGTTCTGACGTTTGATATAGACCTTCTGACCAATCTTTGGTACAAAAGGCTGCTTTTGTTTCGACATAAGGCTTTACCTCCACAATTTTTGTTTGTCTTCCGAACCTAAAGGCTTCTGCTTTAGTATTCATAAAAATATCAATTTTTGTCTTACCATAATCACCACCAAACCTGTCCTGAACGATGTAGCTGTGTCCATCTATAACAACTTCAGTACCTAACGGCAAGCCATCACACGCCACAGTCACCCCTTGGATAGCAGGGTGTCCGCTGGCGGTGATGCCATCTGTCTTACCACATTCGTCAAAGGCAGGGGTGTAGGCGGTGCAGATTACTAAGAGTAGAGTAGGGATGTTAAACATTCTTACACCTCCTAGTGGCAGTCATACCAATTCCTACCAATCTTTCCCTCGGTATCTAATTGGCATCTGATTCCATAATATTCTTGTGTTTGTCTCATAGATTCTTGGGCAATTCGCACAGCATCTTCTGCTATAGCTTCAGTTCTGCAAGCTACCTGTCCCTCATCATGCACCCATGCCATGAATTGAAAATCTTTTCCATGGTCATAGCCAGCTTTAATCATATTTTCTTCCCATAGGCATATCCATTTTTTACATATCAATGCTCCACAGGACTGTAAAAGTAAATTGAGAGCTGAATGTAGACTTCTCACATGGAGATGTCTGCCATCCAACCCTCTTAAATACTTACGTTTCCATTCTTTAATTTTTCCGTGGTACTCAACCACGAGTGTATTCTTGACAGCTTCACGCAGCATCTTGATAGCAGGGGTAGCTTTCAGGAATTTATTCTTTACCTGCTTACCAACCTTTTCGTCACCACCAAGCTGTTTACCAATAGCTTTATCACCAGCCCCATACAGGAAGGCATAGATGAATGTCTTAGCTGCGTTTCTCGTGGGTAACCCAGCAGCCTGTTGATTTAATGTATGAATATCCCCATTCAAGATAACATGGGCATAAGCACCCTTATCATAGGGATAAAGATAATGTGCGAGACACCTAAGCTCCAAGCCACAGGCATCTACACCTACCTCATACCACCCCTCAGGTGCTCTGAACAGCTCCCTGCACTCTTGTCCGTAGGGACTACCCACATGAGGGACTTGGGCAACATTAGGGTTCGCATGGGTAGCACGTCCTGTTACTGTACCGCAAGGGTTCACACTACCATGGATTCTACCATCAGCCTTAACATGCTTCAGCCACGCTTGATTACCTGTAGCAAGCTGACCTAACCGCTTAGCTACCATAAGGTATTCCTCAAAGACAGCCGCTAAGTCTCTTAGTTCCTGTGGGGCATTTTCGTCACCCTTAATAAATTTAAAGGTATCACCATCAATCTTCAGACGTTCATCCTCATAGCAATCTTCATTTTCCGGCAAGTAGTTGAATTGGTGCTCCAGCACCCATGCTACCTGCTGTCTACTGCTAGGATTGAAGTCCTTATATCTTTGAATAGGTACACCTGCCTTATAACCTAAGCGTTTGTTGTCTCTTTTAGGCACGAAGACCTTATCGGGTATCTGTGGCACAATGGACACAAGCTGAGAAGACAACACAGCATAGCGTAACTCTAAGGTTTCCCTCAGCTTCTCTGCCTTTTCTAAATCAAAGACAAAACCATTCCGCTCCTGCTTGGACATCAGCCATTGTGCTTGATGTTCCAGCTCTATAGCCTTAGCAGGTGCTCCAATCTTCATAAGGTATGTATAGAGCTTCTTGGTGACAGTGACATCCTGCACACAATAGGAAAGCATTTCTTCACTGAAAGAATCCCATGCATCCTCTTGCTCACCATACGTACCTTTAAGTTCCCCAAGGCGATAACCCCATGACTTTAGTGATTGTCTACCAATCAATTTAGCAGGGAGTGTACCATTACGTACCCTAGCATGGTCAGTATCTTCTATGTTGCCACAGATAAGGCGTGACAGTACAAGGGTGTCTAAAACTTGGGGTCTCCATTCTCGCTTTATGCGGAACTCGGGATAGAGTTTAGCCAGCACAGCACAGTCATAGTTGATGATGTTGTGTCCACAGATGCTCTCTCCATCCCTCAGAGCAGCGATTAATCGCATAGCTCCCTTTTTAAAATCATCGGGTCTGTAAGCTGAGATGTTGTTCTGTTCATCGATGATTACTAGACAATGCCCCTTAGTGACATTGTCCAGCAGACCATCAGTTTCAATATCAAAATAGAGCATAGCTTACAGCTCCACAGCATCTTGCGACAGGAAGTATTCCATACGCTCACGCTCATTTTCAAGAGCATTGATTGTCTTCTCATGCTTCTGCAAGTATGCCATCTTAGCTTTGTTGGCATTATGAATCATACTATTGCAGTTCTTGATGCGAGCCTTAGCAGCTTCGACCTGCTTGCGAGACAACCAAGACAGCAGGGAAGTACACCAATCAATAAGCTTTTCTAAGATTTCAAACATCTAAAAATCTCCTTTCTCTGTTTCATCAATATCAAAAGGGCACACAGGTGCTTCATACTCTGATAAGTCCTTCACCGCATTTAAGATATTATGTTCCTTGTCATATGCAAGGTATCCGGCGATACCTGTATCACCACTATATCTGTTCTTAAGAACCCTTACACGTACAAGGTTCTTCTTCACCCCTTCATCCTGTTGGTTTCTTTCAAGACCCCACACAGCATCAGAGAGCTGTGAGATAGCCTGTGAACCACGCAGATGGGAGAGGGAGAGTGCGCCACCTTCTTCAGCAGGAGTACCATCAGTTCTGCGCAGGTGAGAGACAACCAACATGCCTACACCTGTTTCCTCTACAAGCGAACGTAGTTTCGTCATAAGTACATCGGTAGCCTTACGCTCATTTTCGATGTCAAGACCACTGATAGCGATAGAGATGTGGTCTAAGACAACAAAGTCCACCTGCTCACCTGTTACCATGTAACGGATGGTTTGCAAAAGGTCTTCACATTCAATAGAACCAAAATGATTGTAGAAGACAAAATTATCCATGATGTCTTCAAAGGCTTTCTTGTACTCACTGTCAATGATAGGTCTATGGGCAGGTTTACCTAACTTAAGACACACAAGACCATTGGCGGTGTGCTTAACATTTTCTTCCAGCATCAGCATACCTACTTTACAATAGCACTCAGTACCAAGATGGTAGGCTAGTTGCCTAACGAACGTAGTTTTGCCTATACCTGTACCTGCTGTGATAACAACAAGCTCACCTTTACGTAGACCATCAGTCATGTTCTGTAGGGGAATGTCCCAAGGTAGAGGGTAATTCAGGGATTCTTCATGCTTAGACAATACCTCCCACAGGTCATCACCTTTGATGATGTCGGCAGGGGTGTATGTCTTTGCTTCCCAAACAGCTTTTACAACAGCATCACTCTTGCCCTCTTGCAAGCACTCATTAGGGTCTTTGCAAGGTAACCATGCTATCTTAAGCTTGTTAGGGGACAGGATACCGCTGACAGCCTTTACAGCTTTACGTCCGGCATCATCCATATCAAACATGACAATGACTTCCTCGAAGCTCTCTAACCAATTAAAGTTAGCTCTGAAGACCTTAGCAGCACTAGCAGCACCTGTAGGGATACTCACAACAGGATATTTGTTACCCTGTACCTGTGATACTGTAAGACAATCAATCTCACCCTCAGTCACTACCAGCTTCTTGCCACCACCTTGGAACAGATGTTGCCCGAAGAACCTCTCACTAAAAGCCCCTCTAGCTTCAAATGTCTTATCAGCATATCTGATTTTCTGACCAAGCAGTTTGTTGTCATCATCATAATAACAAGCTACCTGCACAGGCTGACCATGTACCTTAGAGGTAAAGTAGCCATATTTAGCACAGGTTTGTTTTGTCAATTTCCGCTTAGGCAAGGGGGAGACCACCATGTCCTGTAGGTCTATCAGACCTTGTTTCTTTAAACCACTTGACAATTTTTTCTCCTCCTTGCTGCTGCGAAAATAGGTGTTGCATGAGAAACAATAACTGTGCCCATCTTCATAGATGGTTAAGGCATCATGGCTGCCACAAGCAGGGCAGGGTTGATGTGTCTCCATAGTTACACCTCGTCAGTAATAAATTTTATAGGCACATCATACTGTACCTTTAGCTCATTCAGCACATACTGCTGAGCATCGGATATTTTCTTACGTCCTAGTGTATCAGCTAAGACATACACAGAAGTCTCACATTCAGGCAGGTTATATCCGGCAACTGCCTTTATTTCTCTGTCGGTCTCAAAAAGACCATTATTGAAGACAATAAAGTGAAAGCCTGTGTCAACTTCACCTTGTCTGTAAGCTTCCCTAAACAGCTCACGTTTGCGCTTACCCTTTAGGTTTCTTAAGACAACACATATCTGTGTGGTCTTAGTGCGCTCTTTGAATTTAAAGAGTGACAATACGCTCACCTTTTCCACGCAGGACAAGACCATTGGTGTCCTTCATGGTCTCTTTGAACCACCGAGAGGGAATCTCACGGCTGGCGTATTGGAAACCATGCTTCTCACACCATTCAGCCACAGTAGTCTTAGCTCCTGTACCGATTCTTGTCTTAGCGTTGGAGAATACAAAGCGTATGTCTAAATTTGGATATTGTTGTCTGATAAGCAGATGCTTCTTGCGGTCAGCAGCTTCAAAGATACCCTTGGCTTCTATGATGATGCCATTAGGCAGAATGAAGTCAGGGGTATAATGATGTTTTGTTGCAGGAATCTCGTAGGCGATGGAGTATTTTTCGTACACCTTAGGTACACCTGCATTTTCAAGCTGCTGCCCTATGCGGTCTTCTAATCCGCTGCGATAGGGTTTGTTTAGGGTGGAAAAGCCACCTCTGCGATTAAATTTTATAGCCATGATTAAAAGTCAAACGGTGGATTGTTTTCGTCAAACTCTTCCTCTGCAACAATTTCAAATCCACAATCATCTGCAGATACTGCTCCAGCAGCAGGAGCGACGTAATTCAGTACCTGAACCGCTTTCAGAAGCAGTTGGATACCATAGACAGTAGCAGAAGCATAGAAGGGGCGCAGAAGCATACACAGACGGATGGTAGAGCCGTTACCTACTTCCATCTCTTCATCCATAGGTTTGCCCTTCTTATCAAAGACAGCCATAGTCTTTTCGATAACATCGCCAGCTTTGGTCTTGATAACAGCATTGGTCTTAGCCTTAAAGACAATATCACCATCTTTGTCTTCATGGAAACCAAGGGCAGGGGCAGAGTTGCGACCATAGCGTTTGCCGTCAAAGTCGGGGGACTTCTTAGCCATCTCCCATTCATTTTCGATACGTTGAATCAACTTATCAGTGTCTTCTTTAGACAATTTGATACCGCAGACATACTTTCCGGTATCCTCGCCATCAAAGACTTCAGTGCTGCGGAGCTTAGGGTACACCGCTTCACCGGCAGGGGTTGTAATTTGTGCAAAATCATTTTTTGCCATGTTTGTTATTCTCCTTTATTATTCAATAATTTCAAAATTCTTTAAAGCTTTGTCAAGTGCTGCTTTTGAGAGCACAGGTTTAGCGTTATTTTTGTGTGCAAGGCGTGCAAGGGCAATTTGAGCACCTGTAAAGATAGAAAAGACATCATCATGGGAACATACCGCACACTCGGTTTCCACAGTGCGTTTACCTACAATGACCTTTGCGAGAGTTTTATTACCCTTGGTGTAAATGATAATTTTAGTGTCTTTACAAGCTGAAAGATAAGCAGGAACAAGTTTCTCAGGAGGAATAGACCACCCACGCCCTTGGGGGCATTTGTGAGCTGAAGATAAAGTATGTCCGTGTACATCATTATCAAACTCTATCGCAAGTTCATGGAAGGTAGGGACAAGGGCACACACAGTACCTACCTGACCTATAATATGGCTGTTACCATCATGCTTTTCAATGCAGCACACTCTGTCACCTACTTTATAATTTTTAGGCATCCTTAGTTACCTCCTTTTAATTAAAATCAATAAATTTAATGTTTTTAAGAGCAGGAAGTACCAACTCTTTGTTCTGCATCTTCAGCATACGTTGCAGTGCAATCTGTACACCTGTGAGGAAGTCAAAAGTATCATCAGGACTGCACTCTGCCTGTGTATGAGACATCAAACCTTCAGCACTGAACAGCTTGCAGTGGACTGTGCGGTCTTTGATATAAAAAACAAGCTTAGTCTCTTTTTGATTAGTAGCTGTAAGAGGACTTACTTCTCGTTCGGCTGCTGCAAAGAGGGTACGTGTAAATCCAAACTCATCTACAAAAGGTTTATCCATAACTATGGCATAGACAAAATCAACAGCCTTCACTGTACCATTACCCTTAACATGCACTCTTTTATTTCTAGAATTTGGTGTAGTGTAGCCATCCACATATACTCTGTCTCCGACTTTAAATTTAGGCATCCTTAGTTACCTCCTTAACTCTTCTAGTCTTCACAGCAGGTTTAGTACCTTTTCCGGTACTACCACTTTCAAGACCTCTTTCAGTCTCAGACAGCTCCTCAGTGACTTCTTCAATCGCCACCTCTTCAATCTTGTGAATCAACAGTTGTGCAATACGCTGACCAGCATCAATAACTTCAAGATGGTCACCTAAGTTCTCCACATACAACATGATTTCACCACGATAATCAGAATCAATAATACCGACCTGATTAGCAAGTCTGAGTTTTGTGTCTCTGCCTGTAGAGGAGCGCAAGACAACCTCAGCATAATAGCCACTAGGCAGTTCCATAGCCAAGCCTGTACGGACAATAGCTGCCTTTGAAGACCAGCGTTGTGGTGTCACCGCAATGCGGTTAAGACAAACCAAGTCAAGACCAGCAGCTCCACCTGTCATTGCTTGGGGGAGGATGGCTTTAGGGTCAAGTTTTTTGAATTTAATGTTTACCAAATTTTTTAGTCCTCCTTTGGATTGATAAGAAATTGAGTGTCAAAAGGGTTAACTTTACGCAGCCATTGTGCATAGCGTTTAGCTTTGGCAATGTCCTTTTCTGCTGCTTCACCTTGCTTTTTACCTGCTCTCATGGAGTATTTGATGATGTTACCCTTAAGGAAGCCAATAAACTCAGCAGGAGACAGAACAAGTTGCATTAACTCAATAGGCTCTAAGCCTACCATGGATGCATAATGCTCATCATAATACTTTGTGTTTGGCACAGAAGCATCTTTGCTGTCACAGCAAGCATCAACATTTGCGTCGAGGGATTCAAGCTTTTCATAGGCTAAAAAGCCGCTGATGAATGGCTTTTCAGGGTCTGTGTCCTCAAGCTGCACATTCGCATCATAAACACCCTTTGCACGAATGATGCCTCTCTTGCCCTTGTATGTTCCACTCGTCACCTTAATTAGTTGACCCTTAAAGGCTTCAGATTCTAACATAGACAATACCTCCTTAAAATTATTGAGAAAAGACAACACACAGAAAGGAAAATAGAAACGGTGCGATTTAGATTTTGAAAAGCGTGTTGTCTTTTCTTCATGTTTATGCCCCATTAGAATTTCCTTTAGTTACCTAAAGGATTTTAAAGGTACTATAAAGACAATAGAGACCTTTAGTTACCTTAGGTAGGTTATTATTAATTATTAATAACATAACCTTAGGCACTTAAAGGTCTCTATAGAATCTATAGGAAACTATAGTTATCTATTGTCTTCTTTTCATGTTTGTGACCCATTAGCAGAATATGTACTTACTGTCCAATACACTATTCAGGTCTAAATTGCCCTTTTTAGGGGGAGCAGGTAACTCTTTATTTACCAATGGTTGTAGATATTGTCTAAACTCCTCCAAGACATCATGCTCTGTATACATATCTACAAATGCTTTACGCACAATATCATACATTAGCTTAGCTTGTGACATAGGGCAACCATAAGAATCATGCACCATAGTAAAGTGATTGATACCAGCATCCTTAGCTCTACATACTGTCATTTGAAGATGGCAAGCATCCATAGAGTGAATGAAATTTGGAGCGATACCATTAGCCTGTTTTGTCTTATCAATCACACCTGTTTGGTGAGGGATATACACTCTGAATCTTTTTCCGGCACAGCGTAACTTAATCACCTTAGATTCATACTTTAAATAGTTTTGTTGCAACAGTAAACCTAAAGGTGTGCACCAAGACACTACATTTGCATTTTTGGTGACAAGTTTGGAAACTTTATGTAACCAATCCATACCCTCAACAGCACGTACAACAGTAGCACCTACAGAGTTCCATATAAGCTCAGCCATATACATAGCACATTGGTAGGCATTAGTCTCTGTAAAACCACAAGCAGTCTTAGCATTTAAAGCAGGTTTGATTGTGTCTTCCATAATCTGTTCAGTGTAGCCACGCTTCTTAGCACCATAGGCAAGGGTCATGGTAGGTCTTTTAGTTACAGTGCGATTGACACCATAGTTTAACCAAATCTGCGCCATAGTCTTTGTTCCGAATTTTGTCTTCAGCTTTTCTTCGTCCCATTCGTCAATAGTGCCTGACATAGCATCCTGCTTCAAGACAACATTTACCTTGTCAGCCACCAAACGATAGATGTCATTGGGTTTGTCTTGGGGTACAAGGTTTACCGCAGTGCCACCGATAGGGTCTCTAAGAATAGCAGAGAAGTGTTGCAGCCCTGAGCATGTGCCATCCTGCGCATAGGGGAGACCTGTTACCCATCCGACAATAGAGCCATGCTCAGCTATCCATTGTTTCGCTTTCGCCCATTCAAGACACCATGCAAGGAACTGTACAGGTTTTTTGTCTTTATGTAACCACCATAAGTTACCCATAGGGTCTTTAGCTACATCAAGAATGACTGCTTCATTGTCATATACCCATTGGATGCGGTCAACATAACTGATTTTATCCTCACCTGCAAGGTTAGCTCCGGTAATGGCGAGCCATTCAATATCTTTAGGGTCTTGACAAGGTGGTGTGTCTGAAAAGAGCAGTAAGCCTTTGCAAATATCGTCACCTTGGGGACTGAAAGAGGGGATAGGATAGATGCGTCCTCTAAAATCCATGTTCCAAGGGAAATAGATATTCTCATAGACACTAAACTTATCTGCAACTGTAATCATGGCATTTGTGCGATTGATAATAGAAATTCGACGTTTTAAGCCTTTCCACCACGCTGCCTTATCTTTTTTATATTTTTTAATTTCTTCTGCTGTTGCTCCTTCAGGTAATGGTGTAGGTTCAGCTTCTTTCAAATCAGTGCTCATGATGTGGGACTTTTCTTTACCACATGGGATATAGCCACGCTCTTTGCATTGGTTGATAACATTTAAAACATCCTTATTGATATGCCATGGTGTAGCCTGAATAGCATTGACAGCCTTATAGACATCAGGTGTATCAAGTTGAGAAAGGCGTGCTTTATAGGCTTTACTGAAAGAGTTATGTACCCCTTTAAGGCGCAAGAATGTATAGAAAGCTGCAAGGTCTCCATAGTAACCCCCATCATCATAGGCTACCCATGGTTTTGGAGGGATAATCATCGGATAGCATTTATGAGCGTAGTACAACATGTTCTCCTCATTACGTTGCCATGCATCCACGAATTGAGGGGTAGGGACAAGATGTGCTTGTGTGTAGCTATCTGAATCCGACATCCAATAGCCTGTTGCTTCTTCTGTCAAAGTCAATAAGGCTACCCCTAAGTTGATAATACCTTCATTGTCTCCTTGTTCCCACGTGGGGCAGGTGTAACCACATTTCTTAATGGCTTGTTTCATGTAGACATAGCGGTAATGGATACCTATACGCTTGTCAATACCTTGCATTGCTTTTTTGTTTTTGTCTTCTTTAGGTAATGTAGTGAGCCAATTTTCAAAACATTTGGCTTGATATTCATACATAAGACTAAAGCCAACATGCAATCCCACGTTATTCAGAAAGGCTGCCTTTGTATTCAAGCCTGTTGTGAGGGCATTTATAAGGCAGGAGAGTGTTACAGTTGTGCAGGTGTTAGCGATAGCATCCATATCCACATTGCCCTCTGCATCTGTGAACGCAGTCTTCAGGTCATCCAAGATATAGATAAAGTTAGGTTTAACACCAGCTTTTGGTTTCATGTTTTTAGTGAGCCATTGCAGCATGACATCCTTGACAGCGAGTACCTTGTGATTAAAAAACGCTTGTCCAATAGGGAGGGCAGTATCAACCATGCCTTTTTCCTTTGCGATTCTGAGAGCTTCACATGTTGCTTCATAGCCATCTTGTCTAGCAGAAGATTCCAGCATAAGCTGCTCTTCAAACAGTTCTTTGTTCGTCATTATAAATACCTCCTAGTTATAATGGGTCTTCTTCATGTTTGTGACCCATTGATGCTTGCTTGGGTGCTTAGTGTCTTAGGCAGCATTAGCTTGCCTTGCTTGCCCAAAAGTAATCTTGCTTGCCTTGTCAGCTTGGGTTGCCCCTGCATCCCTCGTTTCGTTTCGTTCCGTGCGCTCCAAAAGACAACACGTTTCGTTCCGCTCAGGTGACCTTCGGCTACCACGAACATCGTTTCGTTCCGTTTGGTTGAGGGGCGAAAAAAGGGTGCAAAAAATTAGAGGTACAGTTTTGTCCGTACCTCTGTTCAGTTTTTAGTTAGTCAAGTTTAAATTTTTCCAGCAGCTCAGCAGGTGACATATGAAAATAAAAGCATGCTTCATCCTGCGTGATACGTTTACTTTTTCCCTCCTGTACACCCTCGTTATATACAATCATGCTAAAATGTCCACTAGGGGCACGATGAATTGCGACTTGCTTTATGTCCCTCCAGCCGGGCATATCAACAAAAAATGTCTTGCCTTGCCGTCTACGCTCTCCCATTACTCTTGTACCTCCTGTACATCTAATGTTACCTCTTGACACGTTGGGCAGTGCTCCAGCCAGTCAAGGTCTACTCCTGCATTGAAGTTGTCGCAGTCATCTACTAACCAGTCAATGTCTGCTTGTGTCTCAGGTTGCCAAGTTGCCAGCACGTCCCCGGCGCAGTCGGGCAGCCAATTTGCACCGTCCCACACTCTCAATGTGATACTAAAATGCTTGCCGTTTTTTAAGGTTACATCCATGTGTAACACCTCCTATAGTATTATTAAAGCTTTAAAAGCTTTATAAGGCACGTAAGGCGGTTACCTTGTATGCCCTAAAAGCTCTTAAAAGGGGTTCTCCTTTTCTTCTTTTTCCGTGGGGGTTTTATCTGCCACAGCTTTGCGCTCTGCGTCGACATATGCGTATAACAAGTCTGCA